CTCTGGTAGCCCGTGTTCGTGGCGGCGCTCTGGCGGCCCGTGTTACTCTCTTTCGCGCTCTTAAAATCCACTTTTTCCAGAATGAACTTCACGCCAGCCTGAATCAGCCCCGAAAGGCCAATCTCTGTTTCAATCTTGATTTTTTTTCCAACCCGCTTGCTGTCCTTCTCAGTCTGCTCGTTAGTATCCAAATCTACCTCGCAGTAACGCGAATCTGCCGGGTTGTAGTATCCGAATACGTCCATCGGGTTCTCGCAGGCGTGGAAACCCTTGCGGCAAATATCCGCCGCGTTTTCCTCGTACTCTTTGCCGATTTCGTACTGAAAACCACGGCATTTCAAGTCCTTGTCAAAGCCTTTGTAGCATTTCACTTGCTTTTTCTCCTCTCCGGTGCTATAATCACCGTAAACCTATTTTTCTTTGCCGCTGTTCGGATTGCCGTCCGTCAGCGGCTTTTCTCATGCCTGCATGTATTCCAGTTCACCGCTGAGCGGTGCAAAGCACTGCGGGAACGTGTTGCCGTAGATATCTTTCAGCAGTACAAACCGCCATCCCATGCGATCTACGGTCTTAACCTGCTGTGTCGGCGGCAGCTTTGCCATCTTCTCGCAGCGCTGTTCTAGTTCGTCCAGCGTGCAAACATCCTCCGGTCGAAAGTCCAGTCCATCCTTCTTGTGTGGTGCAAACCGCATCACTCTCTCGGTATCAAACACCGAGCCATTGATTTTTACTATCATGCTTGTCCTCCGTTCTCACGCTGATCTTCTTTGCGCTCTCGCGCATATGCAAGCCGTACTTAGCAGCCGTCATCGCCTTGCCGATAACCCGGCGCTGCATGTCTTTGACTTTCAACGTCTTGCGTCTTGCTTCCGTCATATCTTGTTTTCTCCCCTTAGTGATAACGACCGCGATATCTCTGCCGGTGCTCATAGGCCGCAAGCAGCACGCTTGCCCTTGCGGCTACAAATCCGACTGCCAGCAGCGCCAGCATGATAGCCGCACCGCTGAACAGGTCAATGTGGCCGTTCTCGGTCATGCCACCAGAGAGCATGACGCCGAGGAAACACATTCCTGCAAGCCAGCCACAGCGTTTGTAGGTCATTGGTTTCAATCCCCTTTCGCAGTTTCTTGTAACCCTCGAACGTAGTGAGAGGGTTATTCTTTTCTTTCTTTCTTAGAAAGTTAAATTAATATATATTCGACCGTAGGGAGAATATATATATACTTCTTTTCTTTCTTTGTTACTTTCTTTCTTAAGCCTCGGTGTGTTGATGGTTTGTTATTGGTGTGTTATCGGTTTGTTGATTGTGTGTTATCTGTGTGTTGATGGTCTGTTGTTGGAGTGTTACGCAGACGCTTCCGCCTGCACCAATCGGTTAGCCACATCGGCCACATGATAGCGACCGCCAGTTAAACGTGGAACACCATCTAAATACCTCTGCACGGTACGATAACTAACACCAAACCAGTCTTTTAACTGTTTTGTGGTAATATATTCGCACCCTGCGAACGTGCGTAAACGGCCTTCAACCGTGCGCCTGCGGTTGCTTAATTCTGTTGCTGTCATTCGTTCAACCCTCCGCTTTCTGTGTGTTATTGGTGTGTTGCTTAGTGTGTTGATGGTGTGTTATCGCTCATCATCGTCGTTGCCACAACGCAGCATCGCACACACAATAAGCAGCGCCATTTCAACGCCCAGTGTTGCCAACACTCCGGCAACAAAAGGTGGAATATACATCGGTGTTCACCTCCGTTGTGTGTCCTCTCTCGGCGTGTTATAATGACCGAGAAAGGAGGTGCTACTATGCGTTTACCTTTGGGCCCTCAACTCAAAAACATTGAGCAGGAAGCCGAATTGGAGTTCCGCGAATCCATCCAAAATCAGATGGGCGAAGAACGCCGCTTGCGTGAAGAATCAGACGAAAAAGAACATAAATTCACGCTGAAATGGAACCGTATCAATTTAACGGTTGCGCTTATCGGCGTCCTATTTGGAATTGCCGGTTTTGTTGTCGGATTGCTTGCTCTCCTCGCTACGCATTAACATGATCTGATAGACCACGCTGCACGAGCACCAACCAAGCGAAAAAGCTGACAGGCAAAGGGCGATAATCTTTAGTGCCACGCTCTCACCTCCTGCGCTTCCTGTGTTCCTTGTTGATCGCAAGGATTGTTCTGGTGTTGATAATCAGAGTAGCCAGCGCAGCACATAGTGTTGCGATTTTCAACAGAGCCTCTATCGGTATCACCTCCGCTTATGCGCTCTCGTTGTCGTGGCGGTCGATACCGAGAAGGTAATCAACCGAGCAGTTAAGCATACGCGCCATCAGAATTAACTTAGAGCACGGAATATCCGTTTTGCTGTTCTGCCAATTACCATACGTCTTAGTGGTAATTCCAATCGGCTTCACAAACTCTTCTCGCGTTAAACCTCTGCGTCCGCGCTCGGCTTCGATATTTGGAAATCTCATAATCACTCACCTCCTAATATTCATGTTTCTCGAACATCATAGCTATAGTATATTCTTATTTCACGAATATGTCAAGGGGTAAACAGAAAATAATTTACTTGTTTCTCGAATATTATTATTGACACCATATGCACAAAAGGCATATAATATAGACAAGCAGAATGGGGTGAAAATATGAATTACGACCGCATAAAAAAGTTGCGAGAAAGCACCGGAATGAGTGCACGAAAGTTTGCAGAAACCATAGATATGAAATATACGACATATTACGGATATGAGAACGGAGTCAGTGAACCCAATTCGGCGGTGCTTGTCAAACTGTGTGGTTATTTTGGCTGCACCGCAGATTACTTGCTCGGTCTTGTCGATGAACCTTCATCGCACTACGAAGAAACAGAAAAATCCCCCGCTCCGGCCGAAGCCGAAACAGGGGAAATCACAAGAGAGATGTCTATTGAGTTGTTAAAGGCTCTCGGATTGCTCGACCAGTCCGGCAACCTTTCCGACGATGATCTCGCGTTTCTTGCGCACATCGTCGGATTGCTCGAATGGCGTTTCGGCGATCATTCGTAGCGCATTGTATATGCGCAGCGGGTTTGTGCATGAATTGAGCATTGCGGTAAAACGGTCGATGTTGTCCATGATGTTTGGTTCCTGCCTTTCCTGTTGTATACTCCTATGATATTACCTTAAAATGGAAATATCAATAAGAACCGTTCGCCTTTATCTGACATATAGTATAGCGAACGTTTGTTCGATTTTCAAGAGGACGCAAGCAGCCTTGTTGCAAAGTCCAATAAACCGGACTTATTGCTTCTCTGGAGAGATTCCAGCCTCGCGCAGTTTCTTCGTCAAGAACTGCGCGACGGCTTTCGTAAGGTCACTAAAACCGGATGCATCAAAGCCGACAAGATATCCGTTGTTTTCGGCATTGGTCAAAGCTGTTTCAGCAAGGCGGATAGCCTTGCCTCGCTGGTGCTTGGTAAGCGGCAACGTGTTGATATAGTGATATAGGGCTTCAACGCTCTTGATCGTCGTTTCATCGCGTTTGACGTAAAGTCCGTTTCCGTATTCCATCGGTGATTAGCTCCTTTCGCCCAGCAGTTTTGAAATGAAATACTGCTGACCCTTGCCGGTTACTTTAGGCGTTTTGTTTACGCTGATATGGCCGTCTGCATGGGTGACGCTTGTTTCCTTGACCTCAAACAAGCCTAACTCCATGCTGCGTTGTGTGGGCATGTTGTAATCCGTGCCCTGTCTGCGCACCAGATAGCCGTTGTCGCGCATCCATGCAAACAGCCGCTTGCCGCCCATGTCAACGCCGTTCTGCTTGATGATCTTTGCAAGATCGAAAATCAAGATAGAAGTCTTGGCCGTGGCTACGCTGTCCGCGAAAAGAACCTTGGGTGCGTCTTGCTCGATCTTCTCCGAAAGCGTGTGGATTCGCTTGTTGGCAATCTGCAAGGCGCGTGCCATTACCTTTTCCGGGCTGTTCCAGTCGCGTTCAAGCTGTAAGAAATACTGGCGTGCCTGCTTGCCCTTGTCGTTGCGCTGGAGCATGCAAAGCTCCTTTGCCATATCAATAGTAATAGCAGCGTCGTCTACAGTACGTCGTACTTCACGGTTTCCCTCGTATTGAAGGCGGTCAAATTTGACCGGGTTGAAATCACGCCCTTGCTCAAAACCGTATTCACACATACGAGGAAACCAATGGCGAAAATCTGCGCCGACTTCGAGAAAGTCGTGCAGCTCGCGGGCGGATACGGTTGGTTGTTCGTTGTCGTAGTTTACAGTAATGATTTCGTTCATGTATATACCTCACTTTCCGTAATGGGAAAGGAGCGGCGGGAGCATCCCCCGCCATGCGTTACTCCAATGCTATCCCCGTTTCGGGAAAAGCTGCTTTGCTGTAGCTACGGGTATAGTTTAACCAGCGTAACACAAAATGTAAATTGACAAAATAACGAGGGCAAAAAGCAGAAAAACGTAATTTGCAAACTTTTTCAGAAAAACATTGTTTTTTCATTGATATATAACGTCACTGAATGGCAACGCATGCCGAAAAAATGCCGCTATATGTCCCACCAAGCCAATCTTCATACAATCTAAAAAAGTGCATAAAACAATTTTTTAAGAAGTCGAAAACAAAAGGGAAGGTGAAATTATGTTTTGCACGAATTGTGGCACGGAATTCGAGGGGAATTTCTGCCCGAACTGCGGAACAAAGGCTGGTGAACAACCACCTGCACAAACAGTTGCCCCGAAGGAAACGCACGAGTATTACGACAAAGAAGGCGATCTAATCGACCTCGCCACGATCTACGGCGTATACAAGGACAGAACCAACATGGCCGCATTCTTCCGTAAATGCACCGATTACGATTCTGTCACTATCGGCAAAGCGTTAGACTATATCGAGGATAACGTAAAGCCTACAGAGTACGGGATGCTGGACACAATCCGCATGAAGCGTCAGATTGAAGCACCGATTGAGAAGATCATAAAAGTGCAAGCAGTGAACGACCCTTCGGTTAAATTGCAAAAGGCGCAGCTTTCCGAACTGAAAAAGGCGAACAAACTACAGCAAAAAGAAATGAACGCACAAGCGCGTTGTCCGCGTTGCGGCTCCACTTCCCTTTCTGCGCATAAGAAGGGATTCGGCATCGGCAAGGCCGTGGTAGGCGCAGCCGTGACCGCGCCGCTGGGGCTGGGATTGATCGGTGCCGTAGCCGGAAACAAGGGCGCGAAAAAAGTCCGCGTCACTTGTTTGAAATGCGGAAAACAATTTTGGGCATAAAAAACGCCCACCGGCGGCAACCGGTGGACGTTATACGGGGGTAGAAATCTTGTGCAACGGAATTCTACCCTCTTATTATATCGAAAATAGGAGGAAAATGCAATGCCACGTCGAAAAAAAGACCCTCGCGGCTTTGTCCGTGAGACCGGAACGTATATGGGAAAGCACTACGACCTGAGAGCAAAAACCGAAAAGGAACTCAACGAGAAAATCAGGGCAAAACGCGCAGAGATCGAATCCGGAAGTAAACTCATTGAAGCCGGTGTTACCGTAAAGGAATGGGGGAAACGCTGGGTAGAAACCTACAAGTCCGGCGTGAAGGAATCCACGCGCAGGCTGATCGAGGGACGGCTTGTGAACTACGTCTATCCCTACATTGGGGATATCCCCGTAAGCAAAGTGCGTCCACTGAACTGTCAGGAAGCGCTTAACTCTGCGGAAGGACGTGCGCCGGACACCGTAAAGAAGGTGCAGCAGGCAATCGAGCAGATGTTCCGCGCAGCCAAGCAGAACGGCTTGTGCGTCAATAATCCTGCGGAAGATTTGAAGATGCCCCGTACTGGCAAGCAGAAGAGCCACAGGAGCATTACAGATCGAGAACGTGTTATTTTACTGGAAACTGCAAAGACGCATCCTGCGGGAACGTGGGTGCTTACTCTGCTGTATAGTGGCTTGCGTCCGGCGGAAAGCCTTGTGCTGACATACGCCGATATTACAGGCGGTATGATTACTGTTGACAAGGCATACGACCGGGACACCCGCGCCGAGAAATACCCCAAGTCAGACGCAGGCGTTCGCAAAATACCGATCATCCCCCAGCTTGCCGCAGTCCTGCCGAAAGCCGGTTCGTTCGGTGAATTGGTTTTTCCGCGTAACGGGCACTTGTACGATGATAAGTCCATGCGTGCCATGTGGCAGGGTTTCCGCGCCGCAATGGACGATACCGAACGCGAGTTGATCGCGGCGGGGAAAATCTCACCCATTGCCGAGCAACTGCCGCCTATCGTTCCCTACGATCTGCGCCACACGTTCTGCACGGATTTAGAGCGTGCGGGCGTACCGCTCAACGTCGCAAGCAAACTCATGGGACACGCATCTATCGAGATTACCGCCAAGATTTACACTCACACCGGCGAGGATATGATTGAGCGTGCAGGTGAGCAATTAGCCGCCTTGTTCAGTCCCACATTTAGTCCCATCAGCGAAGTGCAAAAAACGCCTATGGCTGACATTATGCGAGAGCTACAAGAACTTCGTGCAGCAGTGCTTAAAGCCGTATAAAATAACAAAAAAGCCTTGTTTCAATGGATTTACCAAAGAAACAAGGCTTTTAAATATGGAGCTGCTAACCAGATTTGAACTGGTGACCTCATCCTTACCAAGGACGAGGTGAAATTTCAAAACCCCACAGTATGTCTGAACTTTTGACACTTCAAAAATTTTAGTCCCATATTTAGTCCCACTTGACCTATACATTGTACCACAGATAGCGCGGGACTTCAACACCGCAATGAAGGGAGGGCAAATGCCCTCCCTTCATTCAATGCTTCACAACATACCGATAGTATGCCGCTTCCTTATTCTTCACTGCGTCCTTGTCTTCGAGCCAGAACGCACAAGCAGCGTCAACATAGTAATCAATGTTGCGGATGCCGTGTTTCTCGTTGACCTTGCCAAAGTCGGAGTATACAGCGTTCATTGCCACCCAGAATTCTACCGGGTCGTAATTCAAGTTGTGCTGCTGCATTACCTGCTTGCACTGTTCAAACGTCCAGTGCGGGCCGGTCGTGCCATCAGCGTTCTGCATGTTGTGCAGCCATTCGTCCGCCATGTCCTTAGTCATACGCCCGGTGTGCGTGCTGGACGCATAGCCCATAGTGCGCTCAGAACCGTGCGTCTTGTCGCCTACATAAGAAGTATCCCCCATGTAAGCATCATCGTCACGAAAGCCAATAGGGCGCATCTCGTCCTCGTAATCGGGGTACTCGTCATACTCCGGATATTCCATGCTGCTTTTGGGTGCAAAGCGTCCGTCAGAATAACGGCGATAATTCCGCATCTCCGGTTCGCCGCCGTGAATACGCTCGTCATAGTAACCGTAAGGCTCAATATGATTGTAACGATACCGCACGCCGTAATGCTGGCGATCTTCGGGGTACGTCTTGCGGATTCTCCATTCCTCCGGCGAAGCATTCTCTCGGCGGGTGTGCTGCATCAACAGCATTCGGGTTCCTCGTTTCATGATGATACCCCCTTACACCGTCGGCGCTGTGCCGTTAATAGACCGAAGCGTGTCAGAATGAGAGCAGCAGGAATTACCGAGCATTCGGAAACTGCCGCCGCTGGACGAAGTGACCACCCGGCAAAGGTACTTGTGCCGCGTGTCCAGATTAAACACTGTCGCCTGTGCGCCGTTGCATTTCAACAGCGGATACGTTACCGTTCCGTCGCCGATTGTGATTACTACCGGTGCACCGATGATCGTTGTGCTCGGAATGTTCTGAGCGATTACGATTCCGTATACGCAGCCGTTCTGGTAATCTCCCGCCGGAATATTCACCGTCAGCACGCCGCTTGCGTAAGTCACGCCCTGTGAGATACGCAGGTTCGGACACAGTTTTTGTACAGGCTTGCAAGCCATAATCAAAACCTCCTATCAAAGCCGGGGGAATGCCCCCCGGCTGAACGTATCTCTCACATGCAGCAGCAAGTGTTGCCGCAGCCGGAAAACTGGTAAGGTGCCGGGACCGGAAACGCCGGAACGGGTGCCGGACGCAGCGCGTTTACAAGGTAGTTGTTCTGCGCCTCCTGAGAAGCCGCAAACTTGAGCGTCTGGTTCTCATTCTGCAGTGCCGCAATCTTCTCCGCCTGACGGGTGCTCTCCATCTGGTCGAGGCGTGCAATAATGCGGTCGGTGTCGTTGTGCGCCGTCTGGATGATATCACGCGCGTTGGTTGCGGCATTATAGTTGGTGTCACAGAAACCGCGCTCGATCTGACGCTGCGTGTCGCAGCAGCAGGAAGCCATCTGCGTACCCAGTGCGGTAAGACCTGCGGTAACGCCGTTAAAGCCGGTGTTCATGTTCTGGTTTACGCCGTTGATAAGCTGTGCATTCTGATAGCCAAGCTGGCAAATCGCGTTATCTACGCCGTGAAAGCCGTTGGAAACATTGTTGCCGAGGGTGTTAAAACCGGTCAGCATGCCGTTGTTAACGGCGTAAAAGCCGTCACACAGGCCGTTCTGGATGCCCAGAACCGAACGAGACAGGTCGTTGAAATTGAACTCGCTGCACAGGTCACTGCGCGTTACCGCGCCCTGATAGCCTGCGCCGCTTGCTCCGCCGTTGTTGCCCCAGCCCCAGCCGTTGCCGCCGAAGATCAGCGCGATAATCAGAAACGCAAAAATCCAAGAGCCATCGCCGCCCCACATACCGTTGCCAGAGTTGTTGCCGCTGTCACTGCCAAGAGCATAGCCGGTTGCAAAATCGTTATCCATGTTATATTCTCCTTTTCAGTTATATTTGATCGGAACCGTACGCTTTCCGAACATGACAAATTCACGCCGGATTTTCATCAAGATTCCGTCAAAACTGAAAATTGGATATTTACTTGATGTTCATGCCGAACTGCTGTGCAAACTGATCGAGGTCGATTCCTCGTTCCTTTGCAATGTTCATTGCCATCTGCCGCAGCGCGTCCGGGCTTTTGCCCTGCATGGATTTCATTAGGGTGCTCACCATAGGATTATTGCCGGTCATTTGGTTCAGCATTGCCATAGGATTCCCGCCGTTCCTCATAAGCTACAACACCTGCATCATCGGATTATTTACCATCGTTTGCACCTCCCAGTTGTTCACATAACTTGTTAAACCGTCGGATAAGCTCGTTGAATTCTGTTCTCGGAACATAATCTGACAAATCTATTTCCGCTGGTTTATTCGTTTCCGGCTCCTGTGCTCTGCGATACATCACAAAGTCAGCACAGCCGGTTTGCAAATTAAGCTGTTTGGTGTAGATCGCTCCGTGTGCCGTGTCCGGCATGATAGTAAGCGCACCGGAAAAGTCCGTCTGTACCGCACGCGCTTCCTCCACGCTTGCCACAGGTCGTACAATATGCTGTGGAGATTGCACCTGCTGTTGCATTGGTGTCTGCATTGGCTGTTGCGGGTATTGCTGTTGATCCTGCGGCGTGTAGCCAGTGTAACCATAAGGATATGCCATTTTAACCCAGCACCTCCGTAACGTGTTCGCTGATGGATTTACTTACCGCCTCTTTGTAGGATATATACTCCTCTAAGCAATCTGTATTGCCTGCGTTGCGGTAAACTGCTACAATGCGACGAGCGCACTCAGGGTCATACCCCATGCGTTCAAGTCTCTGTTCGTAACTCATGCGATCACTTCCTTATACTTTCAGTATAAGGTCTGCCGGGCGTGAAAACCTGTCACAAATCTGTCAACTTGCTGTCACAGCACGCGCAGCATTTTGCATTTGATGCTGTTCAACCGACGATGCACCGTGCTTTCGCTCATGTGCAGCGTCATGCAAATCTGAGTAATAGAGCGTGCCGATGTTCGCAGGTCAAACACGGCGCGCTCTTCTGGTGTAAAATTGCACTCACGCCGGAAGTATTCCACCTCCGGCCTTGTAAATTCCGTTAATTTCATGCGGTATCCCCTCGTTATGGTGTCACCGCATATCTTTCCCCTTGTATAAAAAAATCGGGTGCGACACACTTTCGCGCTTCGCACCCTATAAAAACACACCGTCCCACGTCCTCTACGTCTATACCCTATGTAGGTTCATAAGGCTTCGGGGAGCGCAGGAACAATACGTTTTTTCAATCTTGATAGAATTATACCATCTTTTATGTCCGTCCGTAACTTAGCCGTAAAGATGTGCACGGTCGTTGATAACCAGCAGGCGCAGCAAGTCGGTCGTCAGTGCGAGCTTGCCCTGATCGTCGCCCTGCAAAAAGCCCTTGTTCACCAGTTTCTGTACGGTTGCCTTGCCCCATGCGGGAACTGCGTCTACCGTGTCGTAAACCTTCTTTGCCTTCTCAGCGTTTGCAATCTCCTGCTTTGCGATTGCGCGGGCCTGCTGTTCGGTCATGTTCTCAACCTCTTTCTCTGTAAGCATTTTCTTAAAGTTTTCCCACTGCTTGGGATTGCGTACCCACGGTTCGGGGCAGTCCTTGTGCGTCACATCATAGTGACGACACACGCGCGATACCGGCACGTGGTACTTTGCCATCAGCTCCCGTGTCAGCTTTGCTGCACGCTTCATGGTCTCTTCCGGGATAACGTACACGCCATTACGGATGACGCTGCACATTTCAATTCCAATAGAATTAGCGTTCCGGCAGTCGTTGTAGTAACTGCCGCCGCGTTCCCTGCCGCAATGCCATGCCGTGTCGCTGTCCTTTACGCTCTGCACGATTCTTTCCGTGTCCACGAAATAATGTGCGCTTGCGTTCAAACCGCCCTCACGCGCGAAATAATCCGCGTTATTCTGTGCTGTATCGCCATTGTTCGCGGTAAAGTGCAGGCAAATCCAGTTGATTGGGAACTCTCTACCCTTGCGGTAGTTGCGGGAATTACACTGCTTAAATGGAATACTCATTTTACTCACCCTTCTTTTTCGGTGCGGTGTAGGTCAGCGCCGTTTTGGAATCCGTAATGCCCGCCGTCGTTGGGTCAATGAATACACTCAGCACCGCAAGGCACATCGTGCAGAGTTGCACCGGATTAGACAGCACCGAAACAATACCGTCCCACACGGCCGCCCAGCTCGTAAACGTCTGCGGGTCAACGCCAATGGCCGTGATTGCCACGCTGACAATACCGACCCAGAACCACGGGTTCTTCATTCGTACAGGGATATTTACCTTCATACTCTCACCTCGTAATATGGTCTATTGCAATTCCTTCTAAGAACTGCTCGTATTCCTTCGTCGTCTTTTCGATAGCCGCAAGTCCTGCTTCTACCTCACCGTTGCAGTGACCGCGCTTTAATGCCATTGCTACACCAACGGTAAGCTGACAGTTTGCGTTAAGCATTGCAAGCTGCAAGCGTCCCTCTTTGGCCCGTTGTTCCGCTCTCCGGTTTACCCGTTCCGCTTCTTCCCTTGCTCTCTTATCACGCTTGCCGGACTGCGCCGCCATAGCAGCGCAGATGATTCCGGCAACACCCGTGATAATGGTGCAGATAACCTCAGTCGGCATATCCCACCTGCTTTCTGTTGTACTTCTGCGTGAGATACAGCTCCGTAATCCTGTATTTGCGCACCGCCTCGCGGATTTCTGCAAAGTCCTCACGCTGTCTGATGTGCTTCGGAAAAAACTCATCGACGATCATGTTCGGTGCAGCGGTGTTTTCTGCGCTCTTCATGTTACGCATCCTGCTTGAGCATTTCGGTCAGCGTGTTGTACTCGCTTTCGGTGAGCTTGCCTGCTGCAAAAAAGATGTCGATCTTGTCTGCAAGGCCGTCGGTCTGATTCTTCTCGATCATGCGCTTCAAAGTACGAAATAACATTGTGTTTGTTGCTCCTTTCATTCGTTGAGACCCAGTTCAAGCAGGGTCAGTCTATATTCGTGGTCTACGATCATAGCGTTTGTGTCGTCCTCTGCGGTTGGCTCGGGTTTAGGCAACGCCGCCTTGTCCGCCTCGATTTCCTCTGCAGTGCGCTCTACCACCTTGCCGTCTACAAGTTTGTAGCGTGGAACCGCGCCGTCATAGAGCGGCTTTGCGAGATAATGGCTTTGTGCGAGCGCGTACTTATCTCCATTACCTTCATCAATTTTCGTCCATCCGGTGAGGTCAGCCGGAAGGGTGTATTCTCCCTCAAGGCGCGTTACGCGGTTCTGCGCGTCGCAGAGGATGTATACACGAGATTTTGGGGTTTGCACAGTGTCACCTCCTTACAGGTCGGCGGAGAATAAAACAAGTCCGCTGCATACTGCTTTCGCGTTATTGTGCGTTGTTGTTGAGCGAAGGCGCAGCTGATTAGAGCCGACGTTATACCGCGCCACCGTCGGATTGGTTACGTTCGTAATGTTTCCGGGATTGATAATAGTAGGCGAAATTCTCATAGGACACGGTAACTCAACAATAAAATCGGATGTATCAGTCGGAAAAAAGGTGTCATACTGATTAAAAGCCACGCAGTACCTCTGGCACCTCGCCAGCTGCTCCCCAAAATCCGGGATTTCATTCAGCACCCAAACGCCGTTTTCCTTGTGCGCAAGGGTCTGCGTGTCGCCCAGTTCGAGCTTGATAGCGATGATTATAGCGGAGTTATCTGTTGAACCAGTAAAACCGAAATTGACTTTATTCGATTTGGCAGTCGAAAACGTAATGCTGAGAATACCGCTTGCATCTTTGCTTTCTGTTTTGGCGAGGTCGCCATCCGTTCGATTTCCGGCAATCAAGCGTAGCGGATCAGAACCCGTTCTATCTTTGTAAAGTAGAGACAGCGTATATGTCGCATTCGGTAAAGTGTTTTCGAAGTATTGCTGCACATCCCATTTGCCGCCAATTTTTATACCACCGTCAACAATGCTAAGCGTCGTGTCGTATTGCATCCACCATCTGTCGAGAGTATAAGTACCTCCTGTCGTGTACCCCGTCTGCCCCCTCTGGTTCACAGGTCTTGGGAAATACCAGTTACCCAGCAAATTGGGGTTGACACCGCCGCCGGGCGTTGTGGGGATTTTCGTCAACGCCTCAGAAATCAATGTCGAATCCTCTGCGCTAACCGGAATGGTATCGCCTCGGATTTCGAGCTTGTCCCTCAGTTCAGCAAGCGTAGATGCACCGGAGATAAGCTGCGCCGCTCTCACCGCACTGTCGATTTCTTCGCCGCTAAACTGTGACGTATAAGTATCAGGCATTATGCAACCACCTTTCTTGTGAATTTCTCGTTGAAGCCCTTGCCATCGCGGGTGATAAGCCGTACGGTAGAGCTTGCGCGGTATGCGCGGTAGTAAATAAGGACGCAACCCGGTGCACCGTTTCCGCCATTAGAACCTGTGCCTCCAGAACCGCCGCCGCCATTCCAATCACCACCACCGCCGCCACCGCCGCCACCGCCGCCTGCGCCGCCGGTGCCACCCATGCCCAATGTTGCTGGGATTTCCGGGATGATTGTTGCGTTACCGCCCGCACCACCATTGCCGTTATAGTGCCGAACCGTGCCATCTTCACCATCATTGCCCATGGCTGCGCCGCCACCGCCACCACCGCGTGAACTAGGCGATCCCGTTGTATACGCTCCTGCCTTACCGCCCTTGTACGTTCCAACATCCTCGCCATCTTCCGGAAATTTTACACCTTCATGGCCGCCAGCACCACCAGCACCGCCAGAAACACCTTTGTTTCCTGTATTAGCATAAAACGTGCCTGTTGTGGTATCTGTATATCCGGTACTTGAAGTCGAACCGTCTGCGGAAGTGTAATTGCCGAAAGTCGTATCACCGCCAAGACTACCAGCGACTTCGTTGCCGTCGGAATATACGCCACCCGTGCCACCTGTTCCGATGACAATCGCATATGTTGTCCCTTGTGCGACCCGGATGTTCACGACATAAATCTTTCCGCCTGCGCCGCCCGCGCCACCTGCGCCGCCCGCGCCACCTGCGCCACCTGCGTCGCTAGCCTCGCCATCCTCGCCCTTATTTCCACAAGAACCGCCTTGCCCGCCACCAATCAGCACCACGCGAACGCTTGTCACTTCTTCCGGCGCAGTCCACGTTCCATCTTCGGTCAAAACTTCGACCGTATCGTAATATTCCTGTTCTCCAATGTCCTGTGGCTTATAGTCAATCAGCACACTTTCCTCTGCCGCGAGTTTGCCGGATACCGTAATATCCGCACTTTCAATGCAGCCAGAGACTGTGCCACCGTAAGGATGCGCAATCTTCACTACATCACCGGGCACTTCACGCTTGGTTGCGATTTTGTAATTGATACGTTCGTTGTGGCTGTAATACTCGGCAAGGCGTTCTGCAACCGCTGTTGCGTTGACAAGAGACACGAGCGTCGCATTCTCTACCTTTACCGTGTTATCTGATTGTGTAACAAGCTCGCGTGTTTTGGGCTTAATCTGCTGCATTACCTGCCGGGTAACGTGCGTATACTTTTTACCCGTCAGCACGCCAGAGCCTGCCGAAACCGTTGCCCAGTTTGCACCGCTTGCAAGAATGGAAAACCCGGATGCCGCGAGGTCGTAGCACGGTTCGTCGAAGGTGATTTTGTCGCCTGCCGACGTTGTACCCTTGAAAAGCTCCGTCGTTTCCTTTGCGCTCTGCGAATAGGCGTGTTCGGTTACGATTACCTCGGTAACAGGCGTTGCGTAATCAACCGTACCGCTTGCGTAGATTTCGCCTGCGTCGATTGCGCTTGCCTCGCCGCTCCACAGACCTTCAATGCGAATTGCACCGTCAAAGTCAACCTTCAACGTAGCACCAATTGCAAAAAGCACCTGCGTGAGATTTTCACGCCGCGTCGCGATAGGAAGCCAGCCGTAAAGCTCAATATTTGCAATATTTGTTTTGACGTAAACCGTCAGCGGAGAGCAAATGTCCTCGCACACTTTCTTCACGGTTTCGCCTGTGTAAATACCGCCGTCGTGGTAGGTTTCATCCAGCAGGCCAACGGTCGATGTGCAGGAGAAATGGTATGTGTTGATAGCTGTTCGGCTGACCTTCTGCACATAGTAGATTCCCATTTGTTCATCATTATGGAAATACGTCAATGGTGTGTTGCGGATAAATTCGGTTAATGTGGTGTCTTCACTGTATACATCGAAACTAAAAGTATCAATTTCCTGTGATGCAGCAATCGGGGAACGTGCTTGATACACATTCCCCGACTTTACATCTGTTGCCGTGAACACCTTATCCAGATAAAGAATTTTATTTGTACCCATGTGTCACGTCCTTTGCGGTGCCATTGCGATAAACTGAACGGAAAGCCCCGTCCAGTATGCTTCTCCGGGTTTCTTGCGAATGAGGTTATCTTGTCCAGCAGTAACATATGCGTTAAACGTAAGCGTGCTCTGTGCATACGGAACAACAATTCTGTGACTGTCCTGCGGTGCACTCAGGACCTCGTACAGCGCATCGTAGTCGCCGTACTTGCCAACTGCGGGAAGAATCGTAATCTCGTAGTTGTAAAACGTACCGATAATGTCGCGAATCATTGCGCCGCTGAGCGTTCGCTCTGCGTTCTTGCCGTCAAGCACCTGAAATTTACGGGTAAGGCTTGTAACCAGGACGTTGTACTTCTTGCCGTCTACGGTAAGTTCCATTTATGCACCTCCTGTTACAAGGCTCACGCCGCGCCGCCGCGTTTCGCCGCTGTTGTACGGGCCGGTAATGCGGGCAAACTTCGCGCCGTCGATGTACAGCTCGATAGGCTGACTGCTGTTTCCAGTGCCGCCGCGTGCGTCCAGTGCCGCGTTAAACGCATCAATCATGGTAGACAGCGGGGTTTCCACGTTCACGCCGCTTTTCTGATCGCCCAACAGAGCGAGAAATTCACTGTTCGGACTGATAACCGCGCCGTTTGCAAGGGCGGGGATATCAAGTGCATACGCAGCAGTAGGAGAATCCAGCGAAAATGCGCTTAATCCGCCACCCAATGCGCCAACAAGCGACGAAATACCACTTCCAATGCCACTTCCAATTTTGCTAATCAGATTAAGGACAAAGGAAATAGCGTCGCCCAGTTTCGTAATGGTATCTGTCAGTCCCTTGATAATAGAAATAACAGAAAAACCGATGAACTGAACGATAGGTTTGATAATGCTCCAAATCGTTTGCAGAATCGGAGCCAGCGCAGATACTACCTTATATACTGCCTGTAACGCCGCTGCAAGAAGATTGAGAACTGCCGGAGTAGCTTCTTCGATAGTCCAGCTCGCAAGCGGAAGTAAAACGTTCTCCCATGCCCATGCAAGGCCGTTCATAATCAGGTCTACAACCGGTTCGAGCGCTGCCATGAAATTGTTAAACGCCGTGACAAGAGGTTCAAAATTCAAACCGCTTGCCCAATCCGCCGTTGCCTGTGACATTTTATCAATTCCGGCTAATACATCATCAATGATTTTGAGGATGCTCTCCCAAATGGCTACGCCATTCCCGTTGTATTCCCACGCAGATTGCAGGTTTTCAGCCAGCGATTTTATCGTATTCTCAATATTCGTGATGATGGAAAGAATATTCGAGAAGATACTTTCGCCTAACCCTGCATCAGTCCAAGCCGCAATAAACGCTTGACCGATAGAATTAACGAGGTTTACAACCGCCGTAATCATTTGTATCAAGGTGTTTATCATCGTTTGTCCGGCATTACCATCGTTCCACGCAGCTAAAAACGCTTGACCGATTGCATTAATTGCCTGAACCACCGTGGTAATGAGGGTCATAATGCTTTGCAGCATGATTTGTCCCGCGTTACCATCGTTCCATGCCGCAATGAACGCCTGACCAATAGATGTGATAATCTGAATGATCGTGTTCAGCAAGTTCATGATTGATTGCAGCATTTGTTCGCCTGTGTTGTTCGTGTTCCACGCATTGGTAAATGCCGTTGCAATGGCGGTAATCAGATCGAAGATAGTTTGCAGCAGCAGTTGAATGTTGTTAAGCGTTTCAAGTCCGGTTCCGTTCGTCCAGATTGCCATAAACGACTGACCGATAGCGGAAACCATGTCTTTCAGCGCAGAAAGAGCGTTCTTTGCGCTTTCAATAGTCTGCTGTCCGTACTGCGCCCACGAATCCTGAAATACTTTCCAGAAGTCAGTGAGCCATTGCGGTGTCTGATTTTTTACTGCGGAATAATCCGTATCAAACTTGGGTGCGCTCGGGTCGGTCGTGTTATTGCTGTTATTGGTTAATTTCTGGACTGTATCGAACGATGCAAGAGCCTTTTCAGCTTTCTTCGCAGACGATGCCGTGGAATCCAGTGCATCCGTTTGCTTGTTCAGTTCCTTTGCGTTTTCCTGTGCCTGCTGTGCGGTCGTACCGAACACAGACGCGATAAACTGCGCCATCTGCGCCGTTACCTGTGCAAGAGCCTGCATCAACTTATTCAGCCACGGAATGATAGATTCATAGATAGGCTGAAACGCTGTCAGCAGGTTACTTTTCACCTGTCCAAACGACTTTGCAAACGTTTGGTTCGCAAGCAGAGCCTTGCCCAAACGGTCAGCCATTGCCGTAAGCGCTTTGGAAATCAAGTTGAAGAACAACGCGCCCGCAACGATAGATCGCAGACGCACCCCGAACGACTGCACGCCGCCCGTTGCTTTCTTCATGGACTTTTGGCTCGAACGTCCGAAATCGGAGAACTTCGCCTTGAGTTTGTCGATCGCAGCACCCAGTTTGCTGCCGAACGACTTTTGCAGATTGCCGACTGAGGTTTTGAGCCCGGCAGATAAACTAGCCACAACACGTTTCAGTTTTGCAATATTGGAGTTTGTTTGATTTACAAAGCCGTCCATATCCGCCTGTGACTTTTTCAAGCCATAGCGCATATTTTCCAGTTTGACTTGCTCATTATCAAGATTACTCTTGACGTTCTGACCTTCCGCACTGGAAACCGATGCTTCTTTCGCTGCGGCTAAGTCCACTCTTAACTTTGCGGCCTTGTCGTCTGCACCTCTCAGCGCCTCTGCCAGTTTGTCCGATTCAGCAACAAGCTCGCTTAACTTCTGCGCGGATGCAGAAAATTCCTCTTGTGGAATTGCACCCGTTGCAGCCTGTTTCAGTTTCGTACTGTAATCGCTCTGAGTTTTTTCAATCTCAGCGTTTACTTCATCCAACCGAGTAGCCAGACGTGCGGCTTCTTTCTCCGTTGCTGCAAGGTCGGCTTGCATTTTAATGCCCTTCGTACCTCCGGCGGCTACCTTATTCCACTGCTCAGCAAGTTTTTGCACCTTTGCGGCTTGTTTGTCCACGGCGGCTGATTGCTTCTCAATGTCTTTTGTCATTTGTGCAATCTGTTTCTTCGCTTGTTCGTCGCTTACGGTTGCATCGATTCTGATAGAGCCATCCGCCATTTATTCACCGCCTTTCTAATTGATCTGCGCCCAGAAAGCATCAATTGCTTCCTTTTCCTCTTCGGAAAGTGCGGGTGCAGGAGTTAAGTTGCGTTTGAGCCGTTCATAATCCTGTTTCTGCTTGCCTTTCATTTTGCTTGTGTCCGTGCCTCGGATTTGTAGCGCGTGTGACATTGCCGAATCCTCGTTCAAGCTCTCCATCATTGCCATAAACTCAAACCAATGTAGATTGATCTTGTGGAGTTCAAGGCCGAACGTCTGACGGAAAGAGGCATACAGCCGTGCAGAATCAAAATCAAACCACAGCATACGCTTGCCGCTCGGTTCAATTTCTCGGTCATCACCGCAGCGCATAAACCATTGCAAGCCGTCTAACGCCACGTTAACGGGCGGCATCCCTGCTCCGTAAAGCAGGGATAACGCCACCCATATGCGATCATTGTCACCGAGGTCTGGGTCATCCAGCGCAAGCGAAATCTGAATGCCGATTCGGTAATCCGTGCGAATCAGATAGCCCTTGTAGTCGCTCGGTAGGCGGTCGAGCAGCATATTAAACACTGCCGACACGCTCCGCGCTGTACTTGTTCATGTTTGCCGCACGCTTTTCCACATGAGATTCCACAATGGGTCTGAGCTGTGCAAAAAAATCGAGGAACTGGTCGGAGGACGGAAGAACATCACCGAACACCTTTTTGCAGGTGTTTTCGCCCATCAGCACATCAATTTTGTCGCGAACAACCTTGTCGAACTCAACAACGGCATCGAGAGTTTCCAGAACATCGCCGTTCTTCTCGGAAATAGCCGCCGCCTTGTCTTTGGTTTCGTTCAGCAAGCCGAAAAAGCCCTTGATAAAGCTATCATCCGACAGGGGCAGCGAAATGGTTTCGCCCTTGTCGTTTACTTCAATGACTTTTACGCCGCTGTTTACGCGGATACTCTCCATTCCTCGTTACCTCCTTATACGGATACGTTCGCAGTGAATACCGGTGCGCCACCGGTAATCTTAACAGTGCCCGGAATCGGGTCACCCACATAGTTCAGCGTGTATTCCAGTGTCGGAGATTCGCCGCCTGCACCGCCGTAGGTGTCAACCTGTACAGACACTTCCTGTACCTCTGCAACGTAGGTTGCAGTGTCGCTGTCACTGGTAGCATTCCACATATCCACATTCAGCAGCCATGCGTGAGAATCTGCCAGAGTAGCACGAGCGCGACGCTTCTTGTCGATAAACTCAAACACACCGTCGCCCTTGGTGCACTGCTGAGAAACGCTCATGGTCGGCTGATAGCCGGTAATCTCAGTAGTTGCAGAATCAGAAATAATGTCCTGCTCGGTCTCGGTCTGTGCACCGTAGTCCGTAGATGCTTCGGTTACATTTTTGCCGATTCGCGCAAACTTTGCAGCGCTATATTCGCCCATCTTATCGCTGGTATCCAGAAAGTGCGCAATCAGAGGACGTTTAATCTTTTCAGTTGCCATTTTTACACCTCAACTTCATAGTTAATGGTTAAGAGGATTTGGTAATCCTCGGTTAAATCTTCGTATCGAGCGATAAGCCCCGCAGGGGTCGTTCGCTCAACAGATGTGACGGTCATTCCCTCGCCGAGATCAGGCGGGTTTTCTTCCGCCCATGCTCCCAGCTCATTCAGCAAGGATTCAACGTCGAGACGTCCCTCGCTGTCGGTCGGCAGGGCGCGATACATCACGCCGAACGGGTACTGTGCAGCATATCCGCCGTCAATGTACTGTGCGGTTTTATACGCGCTCTGTACACTGGTAAGCATCATGCCTGACCGTTCCGGCGGGAGATATTCAAACTCGATTTCGGGAGCATAGCCTTTCAGCCATAAAAGAACAGCCCGTGAAACACCGTCTTGTTCACGAGCTGTTACCGTGTTCAATTTCTCACTCATCGGTCAAAATCTTGCGCACTCCTTCCATCCAGCGCGTTTCATTCAACGCCTTGCTTGCCTCGAACCAGTGAGGACGCGCATTCTTGTGCATCCCCTTGCTGTATTTGAGGTTCCGGTCTGTCAACGCCTTGCGCGTGCCCTTGGGTGCAAACGTACTGCCGGTTGCCGGGTCAATCATCACCTTGCCGTAATACTGGAATCGTGCATAGGGAGAGGCGTACACGATGGTATTCCCCTGCCGGTGCACATTCATTGCCAGTGCTCCGGTTCGCGCGGGAACAAACTGATCGGTGTCCTTGATGATTTCCTCACAAAGCCACTTGTTAGCCTTTGCGACGCGCTTTTCCAGTACGTTTTTCGGCACTTTCAGTTTCAGAGAATAGTAAATCATCGGCCGCCCACCTCCAAATGCTGCAATCCGCCGTAATCATACAAAGAGACGCTTGTGACGCGGTATGTCTCGTACTTCTCACGGCATTTCTGGTAACTTCCTGCATCCGGCACATCGCCGCGCGCAAAATAGTCCTTTTCAGGGCTGATGATCTGCGTAAACGGTAAAGGGATATGCAGCGTTACACTGTCTGCGCTGTTCTGTGCGTTTTTTGTTACGCTCGTGCCTCTGGTGCTTTCAAGCAAAACGCCCGTCAGAACAGTTCGGCCAGACGGCTGAAACAACGTTACAGTGTGGGGCAGTCGCATCCGCAGCACCTCCCACCTCGGTACAGCATTCCGGTATTTGCAAGATACATTTCCGCAGCCGCTTTGAGCTGTGCCTTTGCCTCCTGCATTGCCTCCGTGCCGCTGCGATAGCTTACAGACCAAGAGCCAACGCTCTCGCTCTGTTTCTCCTGCTCAGCAGATGCCGCGCGAGTTTGGAGCGTATCAATCACTTGATACTGCTCCGCGACCGCACAGCACGCCATCTTTGCAGGCTCGCTATCGTCAATTCTTCCGCGCGTAAGATAGGTAAGATATGCTACAGCGCGGCTTTCAAGGCGCGGAAACTCATCCTCGGCAATCTGGTTGCCGAGGTACGTATCCTTGTAATATGCATAATCTACCATTTGCGTTTGCTCCTTACGAAAGGGTTACGGATGCGGTGCCGCTCTTGCTTGCGTCCTGCTTCGACTCAGCAGTTACCGTGAGGCTCGATGCAGTCTCCGCCTTGTCAACGGTCAGCAGGCCGTCTTCGGTGATCTTGGTGTTAGCCTTTGCGCCGCCGGAAACACTCCACGATACGCTGTCGGAAACAATGCCGTTACCGGTTACAGCCGCAGTAAACAGCTTGGAACCGCCCGCTGCAAGGCTTGCAGTCGCCGGAGTTACCTTTACAGTGGAAACAGTGCCGCCGTTGCCGTAAACGGAGAACGGGAACGGGTTTTCCATGTCCGCATTAAATGCAGTTACCGGGTTTGCGATCTCCCAGCCGAGGCGCATAACCGCGCGCAGCGCAACCATGTCGTTCTGCATGAGGTTGTACTGGATTGCCTTGGTAGACGGATCCTGAATAACGCCCTCGGTGAAGATCTTGAACGTGATGTCCTGACGGATGGCGTAAACGAGCTGCGACCAATCGCCGACAATCATCTTTGCGAGCGTCGGGTCAAACGCGCCGTTGTTCGGGAAATACATATCCATGCCGTCCAGAGCGTAGCGAGACGCGCCCTGCATGTCAGTCTTAAAGATCGGCTGACCGGTGGTATCTACCAGACCGCGCAGCTTGCCGCGCATCTGTACGGCGGATACAACGCCGTTCGGGCTGTAGCCGTCCAGTTCAACCTTTGCGATAAGGCCGTTCTCGCCCATGATGTCGCCGAAAGTGTCGGTAGAGGTCGGAACGCCGTTGCCTGCTGCAATCGCAGACGGGACAACGCCATCACGCCACGTGGTCGGCTTGTCAGCGCCGAACAGGATTGCGGCGTCAATCTTCTTGCCGAACGCCTCGACCAGACGCGGACGAACTTCACCCCAGATGTCGTAATCCGCATCATCCAGAACTGCCTCCGGGATGGGGACGATTACCGCGATTTCCTCGGCGTAAATCTTCTTCTTGTCCCATGCCATCTTGGTGGTCTGCTTGTACGCTGCGGAGTCAGCCGCGCCAGTGCCGGAAACCTCGCCGTTTACCCAGTAAGCGGTCGGCAGCATATCCAGAACGTTCATGGTCTGGGTCTTGCTGGTCATGTTCGGCAGGCGGCGAGCCATACGCAGTACTGCCGACTCTGCAACAGCGCCCTGAAGGATTTCACGAGTTACCGGCTCCGGGATGAGGCCGGAAAGGGAATTGCGGTCAATTACGTTATTTGCCATTGTTAAAAGCTCCTTTTCTTACTTGATTGCCCCACGAATAAGCGCGTTCATTGCCGCGTTGGGGGCGTTTTTCTGGTTGCCATCGCCTACAGGCGCAGTCCAATCAAACGAGGTACGTGGCCGACGTTCCTGCGCGATTGCATCCACAGCCTGTTCAAAGGTGGTCTTGTCATCTACCATCTTCGCAGCCTTGAATGCGATAAATTCCGCCTCGTCACCGGTGAAACCCTTCGACGAAACGTATCTTTCGTGCTCGAGCTGTTCGATCTTCGCGTTCGCCGCCGAAAGGTTGCTTACTGCGGTGTCGCGCTCTTTGGTGATGTTGTTCATTCTGTCCTGCTCGGTCTGCTGACTGTCTTTCCACGTGCGGAATGCGTTCAGCTCTTCCTCGCTGGGCATTTTCTTCCGTTCACGCTCAAGGCGAGACTGGATCATCTTATCTACGTCCGCCTGACTGAACGTCTTTTCCTGCTGTGTAGCAGTGTTGTTTTCCGCGCCCGGCGCGTTGGTGTTGGTAGCGTTGTTTTCCATTGTGGTCTCCTTGTTTAACGTCCTGTCGGACAATTTGGCAATAAAAAACACCGTGTTTCCACGATGCCATTTATTCAATTACTTTCATACGGTTGGTCTGCGTCGGCAGGCTCGCCGCCCGGCTGAATTCGCGATATTCTTTCTTCAATCGGCGAATGCGGATGCCTGTTTGCTCTTCCTTGCCCGTCATTCCTGCGGCGTTGTACGCGGCTCTGCGGCGCTCCAGTTTGCGCACTGTGCGTTCTATCTTGCGCTGCATTTGCGTTGCTTCATAGGCGCTGTACGTGCGCCCCTCGAACTCCACAGGCGGTGGGTCGATGTTCGCAAGCTCGTCGTCTGTGTAGACGCGCTCAGACACGCCCTCTAAAAACGCATGCCGATGATGCCTACAGTTAGCGCCCTCCAGACCGTCAACAGCACCCAATCCACAAACCTTGTAAATATTCGGGTATTTGCTGCCGTCTTTCGTGCTGTAAACCTTGCCTTGCCATGCCTTGTGGTTCTTCCATCCTGTGCCTTTATCACGCGCGCCGCGATGGGCGGTGATTTCGTACAGGTCAGTTTCCAGTGTTTCCGCAGCCGTTTCTGTGTATTTCGAGGTGAGCTGATTTAGCCCCGTGAAAATAGCTCTGCGCGCTGCAACGTCTGCATGGTCTCTGTGCCCTGTCGCATAGTCAATCGTGTATATGCCGCTGTCTGCAAGCTCTCTAACTGCATCCTCAAGTGACTGCTGCAACGTAAACGCGCCGGACTGCATTTTCACCTCTGCTTTGTCAAGGGCGGCTTGATACGCCTTTGCAATCGGATGAAATGTAACCTTTCCGTTTGTTTGCAGTGCAAAACCGAGAGAGCGTGTAATGTTTCGGTATCCGTCAAGCGTCTGTGACTGTATCTGCGCGATATCCGCAGCCGTCACCCAGAAAAGCGGTTCAGCAACGCTCGCTTTGCTTGCAAGCTCGTTGTAATACTTCTGGTTGTATTCAACAACACGGTCAAGTGCTTCCTGCACCTGTGGCAGCGTCTCTTTGCTGTGCTTTGCAATCATTCGTTCGATGGTCTCCATATCCAGACCACGCGCACGCAGCGCGCGAATGTCGTTTATGGTGACTTCGTTCAGCTCGCCGGTCAGCTTAAAGCGTGAACATATCTCGCGCAAGATGTCCTTTTCGAGCTCTCGCATTGCAATCGCAATCGGTTCGGGTGCTGCGTCGAGGTATTCCGGTGTGATTGGATACTTCATTCAATCTCATCTTCCCCCTCGTCTGTCATATCCTGCGCTTTAGGCAACATCCTCTTCGCCGTCTCATCATCTTCATTGAGCCACTTAGCGCGGAATTCCCAGTCGTTCATAATGCCTGCGTTAAGCAGCTGCATGTCTCGCGTGAAGTCCGTGCCCTTATCCTCGATGATGCTGTCGTCAAAGTCAATGCTGATTTCCACATCTTCATTCAGCCCGGCGTTCATTGCATCATTTCCGAGTCGCAGAATAATGCGGCACAGCTCCACAAGTGCCTGCTCAAGGATGATTTCATGCTTCTTGATCGTGCGGAACATGGTGCTGTTTTCGCTGATTACCTGCGTGGCGGTTGCAACGCTTGCGCCGTCGAAGTGATAATAGCTCTCGCCGAAACCTGTCTTGGTTGACAGTAGGTTCAGCTGATCTTGAATGCCTCGGTTGTGCTCGCCGGTTCTCAGCGTCATATCAATCGGCTGAATGATATTGCCATCCTGCGTATCCTCCGGCAGCACATAATATGCGAGCTCGTCCGGGTCGAATACCGGCTCGCCGTCAAGGTAGTTCGTCGCAGCCGGCTTTACCATGATGCGCTTTTTACCGAGCAGGAACTCGTTTACATAGCTGTCATATGCGATATCAACGCCTTTCAGAACGTCGATAGCGTTTGCATAGACCGGAATGCCGAGCGGAATGTAATAATCAAAGTTGTTCGCGATGTTCAAACGATCAATCACAAACTGCCGCTTGTTTGAACCGGTATGCACAACAGGTGGAATTTTTTCAAACCCCGGCACGCTTGCAAGGCTTTCTTCAAACAAACTTTCTTTTGTGATTTTGAAAATGCGGTTTTCGATGTCGTAAAAGCCGATTTCATTTCGCTTGTGGATTTGCAGATAGCAGTAATCCTCGCCTTTCACGGTGGTTCTGCTGTCAAACGCGCATTCCATGATAACGCCGTTCTGCCATGCCAGAGGGAAAATGTGCTCTACAGTCACATAATCAATCTGAATGCCGTTTGCTGCGCCTACAATAGACTGTTCGCCTTCCGACACTGCACCGACAACACGCGGAATGTATGCGACCGTACCCAGTGCAGACTTCATTTCCTGCATCTCGTTCGCCTTTACCTCGAAGTTGTTCTCTTCAAAGATGCGGTCGATGAACGCCTGTTCTTTCTCGCCCTCCAAGGTGATTTTCACCTTTTCGTTCATGAGTAGGTTCGCCCAGTCCTCGGCTAACTTCTTGGCCATACCGAGCGTATATCGCTTGCAATGCACGGTTCGGCCGCAGTTCCGCACCTTGTAATGGTGGAATGACTTCACATCACCCACATACCAGCTGCGCCACTCCGCAACCTTACCGTAAAACTCGGGGGCGATTGTGTTATAGCCGAGCTCTTTCAGTTTTTCAATGATCGTCAAGCAATCACTCCCATTCTTCTGTAAACGCGCTCAAGGGCGTATCTCGTGGCGTCAATCAGATGGTTCTTTTCATCTGGATAGCCGCTGATGATCTCGCCGTCCTTGTCGCGCTCATACTCATAGTTCACAAACTCATCATAGGCGTGCGGCGTTCGCTTGCGGTCGATGACAAGTGTCCTGCGCTGTAGCCACTTCATGCCGTACTCGACACTGCCGGGACCCTTCACGGCCTCTTTGGCAGGCAGTCGCATAGCGCGGTAGTCTGCAACGCTTTTTGGCTCTGCACTGTCGCAGGTGATAAACGTATCATTATAGCCGCGCTCCATGATAATACCGGCGCTTTCCTCGTTACTCAGCTTGTTTTTGTATATCTCATCGATAAAATACACCGTCTCACGCGCCCTGTCGTAGTGAACGCGGATAAAAGCGAACGGGTCGGGGAACCATCCCCAGTCAGCGCCTTGATAGATATGATCGAACGTTGCCACCTCATCGTCTGTGATTTCTCGCAGTTCAAGGTTTTCAAAGACGTTGCCGCCCGTGCCGACCGGAATGCCGAGGTATTCATGCTGATACGCTCGCTCGTTCGTCAGTTTTAGGTGCTCCGCCTCATAAATAAACTGATCGCCTAACCACTCGCGTGGCGCTTCAAGGTACGTGCTGCGGTGGCAGAGACGGTCAGCGCGTTCTTCTAAACTGTCCTTGTTCGCCCAGTTGTCGCGGCTGATCGGAGGGTTATAACTCTCAAAGTTCCAATACTTATCACCGCCGCGCATTGTAGACTGCAAGATCGTTCGGATTTCCGCGCGTCCTGCGAACTGGTCTTTCTCCTCGAAATGCGTAACAGCAATATAACCAAACGGAACCTTGATTGACTTGATTTTCATCGGGTCATCAGCGCCGCGAAACATGATTTTCTGTCCGGTCGGGCGATATATCAGCTCCATCGGCGATACCTTCGCGTCCCAGTAGTCAGCCATGCCCAGTTCGCCAATTGCCCATACATACTGTGCGTATACACTATCGCGGATGGTGTTTGCAACCTTGCGTAACACAAGCGCATGCGTTCCGGGGTTGTGGATAAGCAGCAGCGGAACGACAATCGACACAAACGACGATTTCAGCGAGCCACGGCCGCCGCTCTCATCGTAATGTGTGTGACCATGCTCAAACACATCGTGCGCAACGGCGTAAAATGCCGGTCCGATGATCTGCGAGAGCTTCAACTCAGACATCAATAATCACCTTCACGCCTTCGCTTTCGATCTTTTCCTCTACTGCGTCGCGCTGTCCGAGGTACTGCTTGCCCAACCAGATAAGCATCTGGATGTTACCGCCACGAGCAGCGTTAAACTGCCAGTGTCGCAGGCTCAGCTTCATTTCGGCCATGCCTTTATAATATGCTTCGGTCACATCATCGCGATTCGCAAAGGTCGCACGCGCGAAGCCTAATGCTCTTGCGATTTCCTCTTGCGTGTTGCCCTCGCTTGCCAGCTCGCGCACCGCTTCAAGGTCGATTTGTTTCTTTGGTCTGCCTCTTGGCATTTACTTTTTCCTCCCTTTCCCAAAAGAAAACCGGCTGGGACGCTATTCCCGGTCGGCGTACTTTTGAGTGTTTTTTCATCAGGCCGATGACGACCGCGCGCGGGAAGCGCCTGCTTCCCGACGACCCGAAACAAAGTTACGGACGCGAGTTCCGATAGATCGTGCTGCTCTTCTGATTGCCTTCATGCAGTTTACCTCCTTTTATTTATGCAACGAAAAGGACTATCTTTGCAGATAATCCTTTTCGTGTTTAGTTAGTCTCCTATAGTTCTGCCTAAATATTCCTTTGACCCTTTCCCAATCCGCGCGAATTTCAGATCGCCAGTTTTAATAGGTCTTTTCACCGCCCGGCTCACGCACCCGCGTCAGAGTATTTTCTAAATAGCATGGCAAACCCCGCTCACCAAAGCCATAAGGTGAGCGGGGTTTACCATTATACGACTGTTTCGGTTCCGCAGGGCTTGCACCCGCTTTCAGCTCTATGCAAACCGGTATACCTCCACAGGGAGGTATGAACGCTATCGTCGCGTCTGTACGTCGGGCTTTTACCGACGGTTTCCCGGCTGTCCAGAACGGTTGTATGAAATCCAGAGAGGTTTCTACCTCACTTTCGCAAGTTTACTTGTGTTTCCGTCCTGATGATTAGGTATGTTTATTGCAAGAGATAAACAGACTGGTGCTCTTTTGCGGCGTGTACTTAGCCACCCGAAAGCGCCGTATCGGCTTTGTAACTTTGTACCGGTTGTTTTGCTCTCGGCTCACTAAGTCCGTGTGAGTGCTTATCCGGGCAGCACTCGCCCTCTCATTATGGGCTGTTCGGCGTTGCTCTCCGTCGTGTCGCAGTTGCTATCGGTCTGTAATCCGGCTGATTTCCTCGTAAGGTTACAGCGGGGAGCGACCCCGGTTGCGGCGTGCCTGCAAGCACCCGCGAAACTCTGCCGAACTGTTGCAGCAGTCCAGCATTGTTCGGAAACAGTGCTCGTCTTTCCGAGCTGTCAGAATATTATCGTCCTCGTTGGAGGCGTTGTGCTCCCTCCGCCTCATGCAGCTTCGGGAACAGATTGCCTTGCACGTCGTCCACCATGCAAGGCTTGCCAAAGTCCGCCACGTTGCCCTTGGCTAAAAAGATTCCATGCGTTACCCGTCCGGCCTCGCGCAGCCATCCGGGCATGTTTGCGGTGCCTGTCGCCCGTAGGCACCGCATTCCATTCTCATTGTAGCGTAAATGTTATTGCTCCGTCACCCTCATGCAGGCTTTGGAGCATATCGGCGTGCCGCGCAAAAGACACGCCGAAAGAATAGAAAGGATAATCAATGCCTTCGTTCCGCGAAAGGCGTTTTGCTCCTCTGCCCTCATGCAGACTTTGGAGCAGGTCAGCGGCAGGTCTCCCCACCGCTTTAAGTAGGTATTTGGGGTTAAACAGAAAGGCTTGTCACCCGTCAGCCCTCACGCAGGCTTCCGGGCGTGTGCCCGCCTTTCGGCGGGCTGAAAGCGGAGGAACGAAACTCCGTGATTCCGCCCTTTAGGGCTTTTATCACGATATCATTATACCACCATTCTTTGTAGTATTGTGTAGCCCGTTTTCCACAGCTTTATGCACAGCCTGTGCGTATATGTTCTACCGCCCGCAACGCCCGCGCGTGCATCTTTCCACGAACGTGCACTTCGTTGTAATTCATTTTCTCGGCGGTTTCTCTCCACGTCCGACCGTTTACATAGTGTTCGATCAGCAGCGCCCGCAGCGCCGCATCCTGTACCTTAGCCGTTGTGCTGATAATCTCGGCCTTAATCAGTGCAAGCCGTTCCTGCTCTCGCTGTATCTTCTCGGACAGGGCAAGATACGCATCCGCCTTGTTTGCGGTCACGTCACCGCCGCCGCCCGGCGTGTCCTTGATCGTCGCCGTTGCGCTTGTCGCCCGCGTCCATGCCCTTACTCGTGCTTCTTCCAGTGCAGAGATTGATTTTTCAAGGTCAATCCCTCGTCTGAGCCATTCTTTAGTCGTCGTGTGCCACTACCTCCTCCATACCGCACTGTGTATATCGCCTACGACGGCTGATTCTCGCCGCCTTGCGGACGCAACCCACACCCGGTTCACATCCGCGCGATTTCCCCGTGTCGATCAAATAATGACACGCCCTGCGTCGCCGGTATTCGATATGGGTTGACTTTCTTTTTCTTCGCCATTTCCGTACCTCCAAAGCAAATAGCGATTGATTTCTTTCAGGTATTTTCGCATTTCCGGACTATACATCATCCGTCCAGCCACCTGTTTTCCAGTGCACAGAAACCATATACCGTGCCACCGGTCAGAGCAATCCATAATACACCGAACAAGATGATAGCAATATTACCTTGTCTTATAGCAAGGTTTACAATCGCCTGTGGTTCTGCGTCCGTATAAAACCTGTTGTTGTCTGCAACCATATGATCTTTAATTTGCGTATGTATACTGCCAACCATATTTGCATCCACAACTTCGTAATAATGCCGCACAAGCCTGCTGTCATAGATTGTATCGCCCTGTTGGTGCGCTGTAACGGAAAACTTATCCGCCGGGAACGATACGCCCATGAATGTAAATGTTTCTGTGCTTTCTTCCTTCCGGTCAATCTCGTCCCACGTCCAATATACCTCGGTGCGGCTGTACGTATGTCCCTTGCCATCGGTATAGGTTACAACGCGCGTGTGCCGGGTGTATTGTTCTGTGATTTTGGTTAAGATTGCATATTTTCCGTCTAAATCATCTGCCGAAACAGGCTGTTCCGCAACCAGTTTTCCGTAAGCAATCACATTTCCAAAGTCGGTATCCAGCGCATATTGAAACTGCTGATCATCTGTGATCTGCGTTGCCGTGGTAAATTTCTCGTTTGTCTCAGCGATATGGTCGCTGATTTTGCTACCGAGCAGAAATCCCAGTTCCACCATAACAAACACGATTGCAACGCTGAACGCAATCTCACGAGGCTTAATCTCCATCGCCGCCACCGAACAGGTTCTGCGGAGCATCTTCCGGTGCATCGTAGTCCGTGTATGTCGTGTCGATTGCCTGATAGTTCATTACCCTCAACAGAAAACCGGTCGGGAAGGACCTTACCAGTTTATTGTATGCCCGTACCTGCTGATTGTAGTTGTTGCGGTACTGTGCAATCTGGTTCTCGGTCAGCGCAAGCTCGGTCATGAGCTGCTTGTAATTTTCGTTTGCCTTGAGTTCCGGGTACTGCTCTGCAACGGCGTTCAACGCAACCTGCGCTTGTTCGACCTTGCCGGACGCGGCAGCAGTGCGAGCCTGCGTAATCTTTGTCAGTGTATCGCCCTCGTAATTCTGATAGGACTTTACTGCGTCCACCAGATTGTAAACGAGATCAACACGGCGTTTTTCCACCACCTGCACATCGGCTGCCGCCGAATTTACCTGTTCTTCTGCTGATACTGCGCGGTTATTAGCCGACACAAATGCAGCAGCAATCATGAGTACCAGTGCTGCCACGATAGACATAACGATTAAAGCAATTTTTTTCATTTCATTCCTCTCTTTCCAACATATCAAGGTACTTTCTCGCCATCGCCGCCACCTGTATAGCCTCGCAAGCGGCGGCTTCGGCGTACTGCCCAACCAGTGCCACCTGCAGCGACGTTGGGATACCGTCACGGATACGGTGCCAGAGCTGCTTCATTGACATTTCGATACTGTCGCATTCTTCCCGTAGCTCCTCGGCTTCCTCCTGCATTACCGCCCATCCCTCGTGCTCCGAGTGAAACTGCGGGAACCGCTCATTTGCGCTTGCAAGTTCCTTATAAACTAACGCTTTTACTTCTGCGCTCACTGCGTTCACTTCAATCCCTCCTTTAACAATTTCTCGGCATACGGCAGGGTAAATACCCAGTCGCAAAAATCGTGCCATTCGTCCAGTTTGTGCCCTCTACGCTGACTGACCATGTTCAGCAGGTTTTCGTATGTCATGGTGACCGTGCGCTTCTGATTGTAGGACTGCGGGAGAAGCTGAATGAGCTGCCACCATGCGATTTTATCCTTGGTCTGGATGTAATCGCTCCTGTATGCGTTTAACGCATCTACGGTTGCTTGAAGCGTATCCAACGCGCGAGGAATCAGATGCTCATGGCTGAAATCATCCAGCGTAAATTCCTTTGCCGCGATCTTATGCATGGTACTGCACGAGTTAGCAACCGTACCTACCTTGTACGTATCGAACTCCTTCCACCAGTACAGTGGCGCGGTAATGTCAACCGATACGATGATCTGTCGCAAGAACTTCCTGTGCGACGAACCAGCGCGGATAAGGCGGCGCATGAGGGAGAGGTCGTTTTGGCCGAGCTGATCGCCTGCACTATCCGACTTATCCCAACTATTCATCGGGTTTCTCATGCCTCTGACAGCGTGATTCCATCCCCATACTTCGGGGTGTTCGATTTTAATCATGGTGTTCCTCCTTCCACGAGCTTTTCAACATCTTTACTTACTACGTTCATCGTTTTCCTCCTGCGTAAACGCCGCTCCGCAATTTGCGCAGAATCGCGGCTGTCGATACCTTTCGTTCATCACCATCATCGTATCCGCACTGCAAGATATACACTTGTAAACCTCGGTGTACCATTCCTCCACGCCCATCTTGATGTACTTAGCCGTCATGCAAATCCTCCTAACGCCGCTTTAAGCAGCATAATCGCCAGTGCTGCCAACGTGCAGCCTGTAAACACCAACAGAATTCCGATCAATACGCGGAACGCAATTTCTTCAAAATCCACCGTATCACCTCAAACACAAATCATCGGTGGGTGCGGAATCTCCGTATCTACCGGTTTCCATAGGTGCAGGCAGTACGGATGGTTATTGATGTACTCCGACTTAGGCGGGTGGAATTGCATAACGCGCTCATCCTCGCCAAAAAACATATCCTTAATCGCGCACATCTCGTCCCACGTCGGGCAGCACTTGCGCTGTGCCGAGCCGGGTGAAACGCTAACGTGCTCCCATCCCATGCCGTTGCTTGCGATCACCCGGAACGACTTGCCGCCGACATACACCTTGAAAACACCGTTTCCGCTGTCGCCGGTGCAGCCGTAAAACTCGCGTTCTCTGTCTTTCAGCCGGAACTTGTCCAGCTTGTGCAGGTCAATCATTCTGTACACCTCCATAATGTTCTACAATATACTGGTTCGCCGTGGTTTCCGGCGCGGTTTTCCATGCAATCAAGTTCGCTGAATCCGCAATCAGCAAGAACGCGCCAAACATCAGCGAAACCACAGCCAGCAAACCCCACACGGTATCATCGCGGATAAATCCTAAAACCGTTGAAATGATTGCAAAAATTGTAAACAGCACGCCTAAAACAACCCACACAGTCGCCTTTGTTGCGCCATTTGCAATAACCTCCTGCACCAGTGTTTCCGGTGCAACGCCCGTCTGGGCGGCGATTTCAGAGATGGTCATTCTTCCACCGCCTCATACGTCTTTGCGAACACATCAGGTTTACACGGGTAGTATTCGCCGTTTACGCCCTTGATGATGTAGTCGCCGACAGATGCGTAAAGCATTCCCTCAAGAGTGCGTATCATCAAGTCGTAAGCAATAACCAAGCCGTCCGCGCGCTGCTTTTTAGCAGTAAAAAGCGCACTGTGAGTGCAGAAAGCACGGATTTCCTCTCGGTTCTCGCCTGTCCACCGGACTGCCTCAATCACAACAGGTTTCTTTCTGTACTTCATTCCGTTACTCCCTCGCATTCCGCCCCGCAGGCCGCATATCCTGCAAGGTCGATAAAGCTGTCTCGCGTGCCCGAACCGCCTGCAATACGCGCAATCTTGAGCAGCGCCATCATCATAGCAACGTCGGTCGCGTCGATATACACACCGCCCGCCTCATCCACGCACGCGCGCCTGAGGTATGTTTCCCAAAGTTCTGCGATCGTCTCAAAATTATCCTCCGGCGTGCCGTAGTCCTGCTCGCGCTGTCCGCATACGCACTTCTCCGCCGCGTGCAGGATGTCCGCACGGGTCAGCCTGCGCTTCACGTCCTCGCTGTGCTTTGCGGGCGTGTCGTCCTCGATTACCTCATAGCCCATGAGTTTTGCGTTCAGCCGTACGCGCCCCATATCTGCGTCCTCATACGCACATATCATGCTCTGTCGCACATCGTCCGGGAATTTCAATTCCCCCTTTTCGCCCTTAACAAATATCTTGCGATCTCCGAGGAAAAATGCGTCCACAGCGTCCTCGAAGCTCTCGTACACCTTGCCGTCTTTCTTAAACTTCATCGTCTTCCTCCTGTGTCATTCTCTCAACGGCTTTCTTCACGCCTGCCATAATCAAGCACCACTCACCCACCGTTAAATACGCAGCTATATCGCGCACCGCTGTAACAGCGTCACGCGCCATTTTCGGTTCAATCGGCTTGTCCATGTCGGCTTTGGTGATTTCACGCATTGTCCGTCCTCCTGTTCCATGCTTCGGCAGCTTCGTCATATCCGTTTTTAATAACAGCAGGTTGGCCATCTGTCAATTGGATTTCGTGCAACTGCCAGAAATAAATTCCACACTTTTCACAGCCAACACGATACTTAGCACACAAAACGGGGTGGTTCGCCCAAACGTCGTATGTTTCGGTGTGCTTACATTGAACAGTCGCTTTTCCTCCACAAAACGGACAGGGTTTAAACTCAATCATTGCTTGCCCTCCTGTTCCATGCTTCAACGGCTTCTTCGTATCTATCCCTGTTGGTAACAGGTGCTATATATTCTGCTCGTGAAATTACACTGTTCTGCCGAAAATAAATTCCGCATTTTTCACAACCGACACGACATTCGATGGTGAAAATAGGCATACTCACCATATACAGATAGTTCGCTTTGCGTTCACAAGAAGCGGATGCCTCTCCCCCGCAGAACGGACACGGTTTCAGTTCAGTCATTGTCTGCACCTCCGCCTTTTCTTTTTCCATAGCTGCAAAAGTTATTCAGCCACATTATGTGCTTGTACACACGGCATATAATCATGCCGCCACACTCGTTCTGCGCGTTCTCGCAATCTTTACAGCGCACCACTGGTGCAACGTCGGCAGTAGGCGCAGCGTTAATCGCTTCTTCGATTTCTTCCCACTCGCTCTGGAACAGTTCGATAGGGGCGTTTTCTACCGCTTTAATCGCGGCCTTTTTCGTGATGTATTCAGCCATCGTTTTCCTCCTGTCTCGCAATAACCTTTACGGCGCATTCTCCGCGTTCTGTGGAATACCACGCGCAGTTCTCGTGCACACACTCGGCAGAAAATTTTTTATCCTTGTCTGCCAGCAAGAATGGGCAAATTTCCTTTGTCCTGTTTGCCCAATTACAGTTTTCACTCCATATCGTTTTCCTTCACCCTTCTTTCTTCCGCTTCTTTCAGCGCTCGAAAAGTCATCACATACACGTCCTTCGAATACGTATCGGCCTTAATGGGAATTAAAGGCGCTATAAAGTGCCAACAATCCATGTAAGTAATTTCAGCCATCGTTTTCCTCCTTGATCGTCACGAGTAGTTCAACCGCTCGGCCATCTTTTATTTTTCGGTTCGCTCATCCCTCATCGTCCTTTCCGCAAGTTCCTGAATCAGGGTCATCGTGCTGTACTCGCTCAAATCCGGCTTTTCGTCTTCCGGCTCGTATACCAGCTCTGCGGATACCCACATTGCCGGACGCACCGCATACGAGTCCGAGCAGTAGTCGCTGCCCCAATCACCATAGGAGTCCACGATCAGCGCGTCCGCCGCGCCGCTGTGACCCGGTGCACCATCACCAGTTGCCAGCCAATACCCTTTTTCACAGTTCGGGATATAGCGAGAATACTTGCGCCATTCGTCAAACGTCAGCGGCGCAGCCAGAAAGTGCATATTGCCATAATTCTCGCGCCCGTCCATCGTCAGCAGGCTGACCTCGTGCGGATAAATCATGTCGTCATACGCGGCGACCTCGTACTTCTTAGACCACTCACCTACCGCACGGTGTAACGTGCTGCATCTGTAGTTATTTGTTGGACCGAACTCTGTAATGTCCGCCGGTTCTTTCAGCAGCACAAACAACTTGTCTTTGCCGTCCTTCGCAGTGCCTTCTTCCACATCCAACACCGCAAGCTCTGTTCCCTTGATGGTGACAATATCACCGGGATTGTATTTACTCATGCTTTACATCTCCTCCGATTCTCTCAGCTCCCGCAGGCTTGGTCTGTGCGGTACACCCGCCCATCCGCGCTGCTCAAGCTTCCTCTGTGCCTTCTTCGCATCCATGGACGCATTGCCGCGCTGACCTTTTTAAACGCCAGTTCCCGCAGCTCCATGTCGGACTTGCGCCGCAGCTCATCAACCGTCATTGCTTTCCTCCAGCATATCATCCATCTTAATGCGTTCCTTCGCCATTTCGATTGCAAGGCGGTATACCTTGGCGTGTGTGTTATCTCCGTGCGTTTTCTGTACTGCGGCGGCAAACCCGTCCAAATCTCCGAAGAAGCAACCTACAATTACTTTGATTTTTTTATCCCGGCAGGCGAAGAAAGTTGCCGTGTCATCGCGCGAACCAACATTGGAAATCCAGAAAATCGCACCGCGCTTGTAAACCCGTGCGTTGCCGGAAACCCGTGCGTCGCCGTAAACCCGTGCGTTGCCGGAAACCTGTGCGTTGCCGGAAACCTGTGCGTCGTCGCAAACCTGTGCGTCGCCGTAAACACATGCGTTGCCGGAAACCTGTGCGTCGTCGCAAACCTGTGCGTTGCCGGAAACCTGTGCGTCGTCGCAAACCCATGCGTTGCCGGAAGCATCAAGGTTTTCCTCTTTTTCAATCCATCCGCCCAGTTCCCCAGCTCCGACTTTCCCGAACGAAATCAACGCCCGAATGCGATGCAGGGTATTCCCTAAAATCGCTTTGGTTTCTCCGGTAAATTCAAACTTTTTATTCATTGTTTTCCTCCCATTCTCCGCAACCGCTTTCCGCGTCCATAAAATCCGCCCCGTGCTCGCTGTCACCGTTGCAGCAGACACCGCAAAACGGTTCGTACCACTTGCAGGTCATACACCGTCTATCCACGTCTGTCCCTCACCTCCTTTGCGCTTTGCGCGCTTGAACGCATCGCGGAACTTGCGGTACGCCCGTGTGTACTCGTAGCTCTTGCCAAAAATCGCAATAGCGGCTTCAACCTCCCCACTGTTCCGCCATTGCCTTGGCGATACCAGGAAAAGTTTTGCTTCGCTCTTTTGCGTGATTGCTACCCAACCACCATATCCTGGCTCTTTCCTTTTCGGGTAGCGTCATCATGTACTCTTTCACATTGTCTGTTTCCCGTAGCAGCGGAAGATTTTTAAGCCACAAGGCCGTCTTTTTCTGCTCAGGATGGCCGAATTGATATGGATTGATTATTTGATCAGGTTTACGATAGAGCGAACTCATGACGCAAATCGGATTTTCTATTGCGATTTTTTCAACATTCGCTTCTGCGAATTTCAAGAAAAAAGCAGCGGCTTCATATTTTAGATGGAGCGGTTTCACTCCCTCTTTGAACCAGCGCATACCAGATACAGCTAAATGAGTGCAAGGCGGGTGTGCAATCAGCAAATCCCACTTGCCTACCTCGTGTGCTTTACCGTCCATGGTAATTATTACCCCCCCTGCTACGGCATCGAGTGCGTCACCAAGGATATGCCATTCAGGATGACCGCCGGACGGCTCCTGAATATCACAGGAGTAAGCCTCATGCCCTTTTTCGCGGAACGCCTTGCAAACCGTCTGTGATTCCTCACAGGCTACTAAGACCTTCATTCTTCGTCCCTCCCAATAATCTCGATCTCCACCCGCGGATTTTTTGAATCTACATAAAAGTGATCTTCAAATCCGATAATGTTCTTCCAACCGTCATTCTTGAGATACCGCGCCTTAACAAGCGCATCCTGAATAACCTTTCTGCCAAACGCGCAGATATTATCCTTGTCCCGCCGCCGGTCCTTTTCATACCACCGATAAATCATATACACCGGCTCCTCAAATTCCACGTTTCCGAGCTGTCTTGCCGCGTGCATCACAACGGTTTCGCACTTCTTCTTGAGCTGTGCGCCTAAGTACCGATTGCGCCGTTCCGCCTCGATCAGCTCATTCAGTCCCGGCAGCGGACCTTTGATTACAAACTTCACTTCTCACCTCTGCTTGCTTTCACTCGTGCCGCCCACTCACTTTCCCAGTCATTGGCGGCGGGTGCACCGTCAAACATCGGCGCATCCGTTTTGGTTTTCTTCGGCTTGTCTCCGATTCTGTCCCAAATGATACCCTTCCAACCTTGCGACATACTCAGCCGGATAACCTCGGCTACTGCCTGTTCTCCGTGCTGCTTTACGCGGTTCTCTATCATCGTGAGAAGGTTTCTGAGACCAGTTGGCTCGTATGCATCCCTGCGCTCCTTCTTGTATCTAATCCAATCTTGAACCGCCGAACATACCGGCTCCGAGAATCGTTCTGTTAGGTCGAGTTTCTTATCGGCTTCTTGGACTTTGGGCTTCGGTTTAGGCTTCGGCGAACATTTTGCCGGTGTCGTCACTTCGTCGCGTTCGGTGCTCTGGTACTCGTCGTACTTGCTGACCGTGATAACTGTATAGTGCCGATTGGTTTCCACCGTGATTTCGCCGGTCTTTTTCAGCTTGCCGAGTGCCGTCCGTACCTGCTGCACAGACAGTCCACTTTCCGCCGAGAGTGCCACGTAACTTGTTGCAAACGCACCACGCGGTATTTCTATCCCCTGCCACTCACAAGCCTTGTAATTGGCTCTCAGCAGGACGTGCAACCATAACTTGCAGGTGGGGAGGTCTTTGTACCAGCCCCACTCCGTAAGCGCACGGTGCAGTTTAATGTGCCCGTTCATTTCCCATCACCTCAGAACGGAACGTCCGAATCTTCCTCCGGCATATCCGCAAAATCGCTGTTCTCCTTCGGCTTGCCCTCGTTCTTGCCGCCACAGAAGTCGATGCTTTCGCACTGCACCTCCCACGAGCGGCGCTTATTGCCGTTCTTGTCCTGCCAGTCACGGCTTTCCAAACGGCCGGAAACAATGCACATATCGCCCTTGTGGAACCATGTGCTTGCGCGCTCTGCCAGCTTGCCCCACAACACGATAGAGCAAAAGTCGCTCTGATATTCCCCGTTGTTATCCTTTCTGCTGCGTTGTACCGCAATCGTACCGCTTGCTACAGCCGTATTAGACTGCGTGTGTCGCAATTCCAAATTATCTGTTAATCTTCCTTGTAAAACGATCTTGTTAAGCACTTGTATTCCTCCGTTTGTTGCATTTTTTCAATCCATTATGCAATTTCGCATGTTCTGATCGGGTCAGAACCACGATATTTTCTGGATTGTTGTTTGTCTTATTGCCGTCAATGTGATGTACAATGTCCGAAGATGTCAGCTTTCTTCCGTATTTCTGTTCAGCTGCAAGCCTATGTTCCAGCACAAACCCGTGTTTATCTGCTAAGTGGTTGTCTGGTCGATATACAAGAATATACCCGCTTGAGTGTTTCTTTCTTCCTCCGGACCAGTGATAATTTTTATCTCCAGCCATTGCTTCTCTCAGCTTTTGTTTGGTTTCATCTGACATCTTGCGTCCGTACGTCGGGCACAAGCTACCGGTTTTCCCAATGTGCGGATGTTTATGATTTTTCCACAGGAATTTTACGCTTTCAATTCGCGTAGGAACTCTCATGCCTGCTTTTTTCATCTCTCTTGAGAGTTTTTGTCGCTCAATTCCGATTTCGTTCTCAAGCATTCGCAAACTCGCGCCTTCCGCAATCCGGGTTTCGATGTATTCCCGATATTTTTCTAAATCAACTTTCATCTCCCTGTCTCCTTGGTATACTTCTGGTTTTCCTCGTCCCAGAGTGGATACATGCTTTGCAGGTACTCCCGCATTTCCCGCTTGATTTCCTTTCCGTCGCCCTGATCTGCCTCTCTGTGACACTCCGGGCACAGCATGACTAAATTCGTCGGAATCCCCATGCCGCCGCGTGCTCTGCTGACATAATGTGCCGCCTGCAACACTCCGCCTTTCCCGCAGTGGCGGCAAATGCCGCCGTCCCGCTCCCAGCATTCGCGCCATACCGCCGGGCTAATGCCGGTAAACTTGGTCTGCCGTCTCATTCTTCCATGTCCTTTCTCGCCGCGCGTTCCAGTCTGCGCTTTGCCCTTCGTCTGTAGTCTTTCTTCATCTTCGCCCATCCGCTGTGATTTCGTGCCCAGCAGGCGAAGCGATAGCCTATTTTCCAGTCCGCTGGTACAAAGCGTTTGTATGTCGTAAACCTCATACGCAGCGTTCCTTTCTTCCGGTCTCCCACTCGTCTTTCAACTCGCTTAACAGGCTGGGTGACGCGGTTTCCACTCCGGCGTTTTTGCAATCCTGAATGCAGTTGTCAATCAACTGGGACATTTGCCTCTTGTCAAAATCGCTTGAACCATAATACGCAAGCACTGTTGTGCAACCGTTGATTTTCGATGCTCTGGTTTCAATAAATCTTCCAATATGGTTGCTCGTCCACTTTTGGCCGAAACTCGCTACTGCCTGTGTCTGCATACACAGTACTTCATAGTTGCCAATGTCTTTGATATGTCGTCTGTAAATGCACTCCGGTGGTTCACCCATGGCCTTAGCCAGTTTTCCGCACAGCGCCCAGTACATCGCATTTGCGTCAAGGTCTCGTCTTTCCTGCTTAGGCGCGATCTTGGCGGTATACACCTTACCATCTTTGAGTTTTTCGCACTCAACTCGTGCCATAGGTGCATTGCTGATGTGAAGACACAACCAATTTCCGAGATCGTTGTGTATTACCTGCGCATGATCAAACTCATGCGTCATGGCATAGCCTCCATTGCCTTCTGATGGTCTTTATCGTCCATCTTCTTGTTCAGCTCTACCATCAATGCGCCGAAATCATTCATTTTCAGTTTCGGAAGATCATCCAGCGGAAAACCGATGGTTTCTTCAAACTGCTTTTTCGTGGTTGCGCCCAGCGCTTTTGCAATCTTCTTAATGGTGGTTGTTTCCACCTCACCAATCACATCTTCTGGCGGCTTTTGCAGCGCCAGCTCCCGCTCGATTTTTTTAAGCGCAAAATGATATTCGTCATACGTTACCTCGGACGTAGTACGGCAGCCGGTAAGTCGCATAAGGTGTTCTTGTGCCTTGTCATTGCCGTAGACCTGTTGTAGCCTGTGCGCAAATGCCTGACAATCGCGTTTAATCAGCTTATCCGTACCTGCCCGCTCGGCTTCTCCAGAATACTTAGTCTGATCTTCTCGCACGCTATCATCGTTCCAGTATACATCTGCGCCAACGCCGAGCATCTTTGCAGCAACCGAGATAGCGTCAGTATATGCCATCTTCCAGCATTCGTCTGATACCTGCGGGCCGTTTCTGGTCTGCGAAACAAACTGACTGCCGCCCGTGCCTGGAATAGCGTCAGACCATTCGCCTTCCACCTTGACAAACAGATTGATATTGCAGAATGCACACACAACGCCGTCATGCGTTTCAAGCCACTGTTTGACAATCTCGGTTTTCCAGCCCATGCCGCACGGCCCGAATTGCTCCGTCAGCGCCTTAATTCGCCACACGGGGTTAATGTCGGTAAAACCTTTCAGCTTTCCAGCCTGAATCTCCTTTTTGGCTGTCTGCGGCACTGTGCGCAGCGCATTATACAGCGTCAGATTGTCACTCATTCTTCATCCTCCTGCTCAAAGTCATAAACCGCCATTCTCAAATCATCGAGAAAGCTCTTGATTTCCTGCGGAAACAAATCCGTGTAATCTTCCAGATACAAGCCAATAGCAGTCTCGGCTTCCCGCATATCCTGTAACCGGTTAAGTCGCTCCTGATCTTCCCTCTCCGGTGGCTCTAACGCCCGCTCAGGGCATCCGGTAATAGTATCACGCATTGCGCAGTGCCTCCAACACTTCTTCGACGCTTACGCGCTCCGGTAAATCGCCCTGCCACTTATACCAACTGTCGTCTCCGGAGATTGGCGTGTAATGAGCTTTTACGCCGTAAAGCTTTCCACCCTTCATTTTGAAAATCCATACTCCGGAAGTGCAATCCAAACTGGATACATTCACCTCTACGCCGCTCTCCGGTTCTTTTTCGAGAACCAAATCCATCAGCTTGCGAAACAGCTTCTTGTCTTTCATTATTCATCCACCTCTATAATCGCGCCGTTTTTCAGCATATAAAACGTATCCGCTTTGATGGTTTCTCCATCTACACAAACAGCCCGAACGCCTAAAATGTGCATTTTTTCATCACGTTCCGTGAGCACCAGCCAACAGCCGACAGCACCTTTCGCTTTGCTGCCATACCCGGTAACGACCGCAATGCTTTCCGCTCCTCCAACCGTGGCGGCGCTCCAGTCGCCCGTGTTCGTGGCGGCGCTCCAGTTGCCCGTGTTCGTGGCGGCGCTCCAGTTG